CTCTTGTCAGTTGCTTCTTCAAATTCTTTCTTAATATTATTCTTGAGTTTATTATATTCGCCAAGAATTTGTTTTTTTAACTTTCTATCATCATCTTTAAATGTTTTTTGATATTCAAAGATTTTGACAGAGGACTTTTTGAGTTCATCCCATATTTTTTCTTTTTCAGACTCAAACTCTTCTTTAATTGCTTGAGTTTCAACTTTACTCTCAAAGAACTTTACATCTATAGAATCAGAATATTCATCAAAGTTAAAATTTAACTTCTCCTTTAACGTGCCAATTACGTCAGATACTTTTTCAAAATTCTCTTCAATACCTGAAAATGTATTTTCAACCCAAGGAAGTGGAGCGAGTTCCTCTCTTACCTTAGTGATATCTTCTTTAATAGAATCAAGATCTGTATCATAATATTTTGGTTCTGGAAGATTTGCAACTTCTTGAATGACAGAATCTATTCTGTCTTCAATATTTTGAACTTGTTCATCATAATACTTGACTTCTGGTAAAGAAGAAATATTTTCTTTTACAGAGTCAATAGCATCACAAATTGCTTCGATTTCAACATCATATACCTTTGGTTCTGGAACCTCAGGAATTTCTGATTTTACTTGATCTACTGCTTCACAAAGTTTTTCTAAAACTTCGTTAAAATGTTTAATTTGAGGAATGTCAAGTATTTCTGCCTTGACTTCTTCAATGAGTTCTTTTACTTCATCAAGAGTTAGGTCTTCTTCTACTACAACTTCTTCAACTAACTCTTCTTCTTCCTCTTGTTCTACAAATTCTTCAACTGAAGGAAGTTCTACTTCAACTTCTTCTTCAATAGAGGGTAATACACTTTCTTCGCTTTCTTCAATAGAGGGTAGATCACTATCTACAGTTTCCTCAACTGAAGGCAAGTCTTCTTCAACAATATAATCGTCTAGAGACGGCAAGTTTTTATCTTCAGCCTGCGCCATTAAAATATAAGTAGGATACCTTGGGTTTTCTCACCCTATGGTTTATTTATCCTCGCTTTTATTTTGCTTCAAGAGTTTGGCAAGGTCTGCTGTTGAACCAACAAATAATGCGTTGGTGACGTTTGTAGGAGAAGATTTCTTTGTATCTTCTTCGACATCTTTAAGTTTTTTCTGTAAGTCAAGAAGTTTATCTGTAGCGTCAGCAACACTTTTAATAAGTTGTCCTGCAACTTCATATGCTCTTGCCTGTTCTGTTTCTTGAGCAAGTTCAAGGATGCCGTTTACTGCTTCTTGACCTTTTTCAATCAAAGAATATAAGTTACCTCGTGTATATTCGTAGTCTTTTCTTGTATCAGTTTTTATTGCTTCTACTTCTTTTGGAATTGGTTTGATAGGTTCACTAGAAACTATCTCGCTCGTTACGTCGAACGTCTCGTTTAAATCTTTAAACCTTTTATCCATGGGTGTCATGATAATGTACCGTCGAAACCGAAATCGTCACCAATTTCAATGAGTGCATCATCAGCATCAGTAATAGCATTAACTGCTGCACCTCCAACATGAGATGCGACAAGTGTATTGTCTTGTGCTCTCTTTGTGAATAGTGTATTGCCTTCTTTTCTATCGACGTAAATAGACTCATTGTCAATGACAATATAAGTATTTTCATCAATGCTAGAAGCATCATTAACTTGTAAAATGTTGGTTGTTGTGCCAACATCTTCTGCAAGGTTAGTTACAACATTATTGTCATAACTTCTTGTTGCTCTAGGAACAACAGTGTATGTGAGGTCTCTTGTAGGAGTGGTAGTTTCGTCTTGAACATAACCAACACGAACTCTCTTGATAAGATCTCTAGATGCAGTAGTGGTGTCTCCGACAGGTCCAAACAGATAAGTTTTTGCTGTGAACCTTATGGTGTAAAGAAGTGACCTTCTTTCTTTATAGTCACCTTCATAGTTGTCATTCATTGTGATGTTTTCAATCACCACAGGAATGTCTCTCTTTTCACCGATGGTATCTACAAGATTGACAGATAATGTATAAGCAGGTTGGAAGTATGGTAAGATTTGCTCCACAATTTGAAGCATGTCATCATTCAGTTTTGTGTAAACTGATAGTTCAAATGCCATGTTATATGGAACAGGCATGTATGTTTTTCTTATAGCTGTTGTAACGCCAACAGCATGACTCTTGAAAGTTTGAGTTGTCGTAACTTTTCTGGATGCATCATATTGCAAACCAACAAACTCAAACGACATTCTAGGTAATGTTATTTGAACTGGTTTGTTCAGGTTAGGAGACTGTTCAAGTCTTGCCAGAAACTTCTGAGTCGGACCATACGCCAAAGGCACCTTAATAATTTCAACCGTATCATCGGAAGAATCAAGATGTTTTATTTCTATATTGTTAAAGAGACTTCCAAACGATATGATCGTTCTTCTTAAAATCTCATGGTAAAAATATTCAAACATTCCTATTAAGGTGTGCAATCCTTAACTTTATTTAGGTTAAGGGTTTCCAAAGGGATTAGACTCTGAGAAATCAAGTATACCGTCCGTGCTTGCAAGTTGTATTTCTTCATTGTCAGGGTACTTATTCACTGTGTTGTCATCCTCTGCAATTCTTATTTGATACGATGCTCCACTCTCTAAACCTTCAATAGTATCTCCAGGTTTAAACTCACCTGTGACGTTAGATACGTTAAGTTCATTAGTAACAGAGTTCCAAGTTTTAACAACAGCAGTAATAGATGTATTATTTGCAACTTGCACTGTTTCCGTTGGGATAAACTCTCCGCTTCCACCAAGGTCGGGAGCACTCAAGGTAATGGTAGGAGCGACAGTATATCCAGCACCAGCGTGTGTCAGATACACCGCAGAGACCGTACCAGCGGCGGAAACGACTGCAATACCCTGAGCGGTTGTACCTAGTCCAGCGAGTCCTCCAGGGGCACTGAACGTCACTGTAGGAGCAGATACATATCCGCCACCACCATCACTTATAGTGACCACACCAACAGTATTATCAGATATTCTTGTAGTTGCAGCAGCACCAACACCTGGGTTAGTGTTCACGCCAACGAATACAATGCCAGGATTGACAGTGTATTCAGAACCTGGGTTTACTATAAAGACACCTTGTACTTTTGAACCTATTAGTGTTCCATCACAATTAACAATATCGTCACGTAAGGTTGAAATTCCTGTGGCGCGGAGACCACCGGTCGGTGCAGATGAAATCGCAACAGCGGGTGGATGGTTGTATTTTTCACCTCTATTGGTAACAATAATTTGGTTGACTGCTCCGCTAACAACTCTTCCACTGACTGCTGTCGCGGTTGTTCCAGATCCGATAAGAGTGAAAGTTCTGATATTTCCTTCCACATTGAAGGTATCATCAATTTCCTCAATACCAGTATCCAGAATTTCATCTTGTGCTCTGAAGAGTTCGCAGGACAGTTCGTAGACGTAATTTTTTTGTAGTTGATAGAACGGTTTTTCGTGCTCTACAAACTTGATTTCAAAAAGTCTGTCTCCAAGAGGAAAATATATTAAGTCTCCCTCTTTTGGACGAGTTGCCAGCTCAATGTTTGGTACATTCCTTGTTAATGGTGTAATGTATGTTTCAAAACGCTCTTTAGATATAATGAGTTTAAGTTCATTAGTTGCTTGAACTCCAAACTTTGATAAAAGAACGCTATTTTCACCATATCCCTCAAAGTTGTCAACATATGCTTCAATAGGATATGAATTGTTGAACTCAGACTGAATAACTTCTCTTATTACTTTGTTTTTTGTGATATATTGTCTAGGAAGATAATAAACCTCAACACCATACATCCTCAACTGTTCGTTGATTAAGTCTTGAACTAGACTTTGTTCTCCAGGAGAACCTTGTTGAAAGAAAGGGTTAAGTACCATTATCCGATCATGTCAAGGGGAGGAAGTTCATATGTATTGGACATTTTTTCCATGATCTTATCAAGATCATTCTGCCCATCTTCATATATTTGTCTACCATTAAGTTCTACACCCCCAGGCAGTTTCACACCTTGGAACTTCATCAAGTTTTGACCCCACTGACGCTTTATTAATGCTGTCAAATATAGTTTCAAGAAGGAGTCATTGAAAACTCTTGAGTAATCATTAGGATCTATTGTTCTGTAACACTCAATAATAAGAAAGTCGCCAGGATTTACGCTTGCCCAGTCGATATCTAGGTATAACCTATCTTGTCTTTGGTTGAACCTTATTTGTTTGTGAGTATTCAACAAAAAGTCTAAGTCTTCAAGATATGTTTTTGTCATTGCATATGACAACAACTCAATGTTACCAAAGAAATATACATCATTCAAGAATAACTGATATTTGACACCAAACATATTGTTGGTGATATTGGTTCCACCATCAAATTGGAATATTCTCTCTATCCCAATAACTGCTGGGGGAACTTGTATAAAGTTACTATTTTCTTTGTACGAAAATGTTGTAGTGGCACCATCAATAGTGGTAGATGCTGTGGTAGTTACAATACCTGCTTGAGTAACAGCACTATTTGGACTTCTACCTCTGTTTATGTCTTCTTGCGTTACTTGATATTTTAAAAATACTTTACCTACACCATCAAAGTGTCTTTCATGAAAATATTGAATAGCATCATCTACTAAGTCCTCAACTTGCTCATCAGCAACATTAACTTCAAGGACAGGAGCGCCTAACTTTCTTTTGCAGTAATCTACTAACTCCGCTCTAGTGGATGGTTGCATCTATCTACACTTTCTAAGTATTTATGGTGCTGTGGCAATACCAGCAGTCACTAGAACATTACCGTTTATAATGTTATATATCGTATTTCCAGAACTAACTAGAACATCATAAACATATCTGCCAGGTTTTAGGTTTCTAGTCTCAGTAGAACCCATTGATAGAGTCATGACTCCACCAGCAGCACTGGTGAAACCAACTGTAAATGTCTCTGTAACACCTAAAGTAGCACCTACTGCAACACTTTTAGACATTGCTGCAGTTCCAGTCCAAGTAACACCTAAACCTGCTGTAGATCCCGCACCAGTGTTGAAACGAAACGCACTTTGATCAGGGTTAATAATAGTAAAGGTGTCGCTAAATGATGCTCCACCGTAAATGTTTAAATTTACAGCGTAAGGAACAGCAGATGCTACGTCGTATGTTACGTTCTGGTTAGCCATTAGGGTAAAGGTATTACAGATAAAGTCTCTTGTTGCTTATAATAAAGTTTTACAAAGGACTTTGCGATATTTCTCAAAGTGTCTCTATCATCACAACTATCTATCTCAGATGCCAACTTTGTATATTCAAAACTTTTTGACAAATTGCTGAGTTCTATACTATCTGGATCCATTTAGTGCCTCCTTGAGTAAAGTTTTTAACTCATACAGTTCGTTTTGAATATTAGCAAGATCTTGCTCAACGTTCTGTATCCTAGTACTCTCTTCATCTTTGATACTTTTGTTCATTAAATAAGATGAATATCCTGAGGAATCAGTATTAATGATAGCACCAGTTTCACTATCCCTCAGGAAGTTATTATGTCCCTCTACTTTTTGTTTCATTATGCAAGTGCTATCACTCTTAGGTTTCTGATCTGAGGCACGTATGCCTGGTTCGTTGAAGTCATAAGCAGTTTGATGCGATAAGACTTGAAGGAAGGTAATTCATCAATAGTGAATGTATGCTCCTTAAAGTCAGGTTCCTCGTGTTCCAGAGAGGTGGAAGCAGGAACACTAACATCAGGAAGACCGTCGCTGTTTGCAACATCGATGATTTGTCCTCTTTCATTCAAGTTATTAAAACCAGGGAATGCTTCGTAAATGGGGTTGAAGTTTTGATGGTCAGAGATAGCAAAGAATCCTCTGATGTCAGCATCTCTGTTCTTATAAACATCAACAATAATCTTGATAGAAGTAGCAGGGTTCTCAAGTGCGATCTCTTTAGAAATATACTGGAACGCTGTTGGGTCTTCATCAATGGTCTTGACTCTATTATCTGTGGCGTAGTCAGAGACAACGCTGTCAACTCTATTAGAAGTCAAGATAGTTCCCATTCTCTGAGTGTCAACAACAGGTGATACTCTAGAGTCAGTTGTGCCCATGTTAAGTCTCATGGTCATGGACTTATTACCAGGGAGTGTGGTAAGTTTAGCATCTTCATTAACTTTAGATGCGATAAGTCTGGGAGTAGAGAAGTAGTTGGACTGAGTAATAGAGATAGACTCAAACCCTTGGTCGATGTAAGGAATCTCACTGCCACTGATGCTAGAGGCACTTACAGTTCTTACTTCGGCATCAATGTTTGTACCCCTTACAGTCATATGCTGTATTTGAGGTGTCAAGATTTCAAACGGAATGTTTTGAGTTGCTTTGGCGTTGAAACCACCAACAGACTTAGTGGCACCAGCATAAAGAATGGGGAAACTTTCACCTGTGGAGCGTCCAACACCACTTGAACCCATATCAAGTTTTATCTTGTAGGTGTCAAATGTTCTTGGAGACGCTGCGGTTACATTGTTAAGGTTGTGAGTCTTATTGATTCTTCTTAGAGAAACACTTCCAAGTTCATACTTGAAGACTTGCGTTCCTGCCAGATAATTCTTAGCAGTAGTGCCATCAATACCCCTTTCTGTGATATTGATTGATGTTCCAGAGGCAGACTCGTAAGATACAATCTCATCACCAATCTTCATATAACCGAGGTTTGTTGTGCCAACACCAACATTCTCAAATGTGTCAAAACCAGTTGTAGCATTAACAGTGACTGTAGATGTGTTAGAAGCGTTCAATGCTTCAGAAAGTCTGATGGGGAGAATGTCTGACTGTGCATCGGAAATAGTGACTCTGTTGTCACCGAAGTACATTCCGTGGTTCTTATGGTTGACAGTGAAGTGAATACCATCACTTACTATGCTGTTAACCCCGTCGATAAGTACACCACCACCTTGAGCAGCGTTAAGGTCGGTAGTAAGTCCAGAGTTATTTCTGAACTGAACCGTGTTTCCTGCGCCCGTAATAAAATCTCCCTGTACGTTATCAAGGAGTATTTCATTTGTGTTCGCAATAGACACAAGAGAGAGTCTGAGGTTTCTTCCAAGGTTGTTGTTTCCTATGGTTGATACGCCTAATACGTCACCGACGACATAACCTTGTCCTCCACTTGCTGCCACATATTCAGAGATAGTAGCACCTACGGCAACTCCATTATCAATAGTAATATCTGCTTTTGCATTTCTACCACTGCTGGTGATGTTAATAAGTTCAACACTTGTATACTCAAGATATCCAGAGGAAGGTGTAAAACCAATACCAGCGTTAATAATGTTAAGTGTTCCGGTGGCAATACCTGCTTTTGCGATGAAGTCACCAGAGGCATTACTGCCGTGCTGAATGATTGTATTACCAAATGTGAGGTCAGTATCCTGAAGTGTAGAACCAATACCAATACGAACCGATCTGGATGAAAGGTTGATAGGGTTAGGAAGAAGTTTAGCAACTTGTCCATTACCCTGACTGAGTTGAGGGTTGTAGACCTCAAGTGTTCCACTTTCAACAAAGTCTGCTCTGTAAAGAGTAAACTTCAGGTCTTCCCACTGACTGGGTTCCCAAACAGAGCCATTCTGTGACTTATAGAGAGAACCAAGATAAGGTTGATTGGAAACGAATGTCTGACTGATGAGGTCATTTTCACCTACTCTGGAGATGAATGCTCTGTATCTTGCGGATGCAGAACGAACAACCATGGCGTATTCAATACCAGGTTCCAGATATACAGGTGCCTTGAGTGTGAATGTTGTTGCTACAGAACCATCATCGGATGTATTAACATTCGCAGGTCTCAGAATGGACTGAGAAAGAGGAATGATATTCTTAGTAGGAATACCATTTTCAACAGTTCTTAATTCAAAGATGACTGGAATATCAAGGTTGTCTTTCTGTTCAAAGAAAAGATCAACTTTAGTGATGAATACACCAGTATTATCCTCAACTACAAATGTCTGAGCAAGAGGATCAGGTGGGTTGATGTTTTCAGTTCTAGTGTTAGTAGAAGAATTAACAACCTCAGTGGAGAGTACCTGAGTTCCAACAGTTTCATTTCTCTGTCTAATGTCTCTAGTATCAGCAACCTCTTGAGACTGAACATTTGCATTTCTAACAGAAACAATGTTCTCTTGAACAGTTTCTACAACGCCACTGATAAGGAATGTGTTCGTTGCTCTAGTGGATGCTTCTCTGATGTCATTATTGACATCATCAATGAAGGTAAGAACCTTCGTTCCAACTTCAAACCTAGGAGAGTTAGAAAGGTTGGGATCAGGGATAAAGAAACTACCGATAAGGTCAGCAGAGTTGTCAGAAATAAGTCTTACTTGAGAAATAGTGGCTTGAGCACCACTTGTCTCACCAACCAAAATCATTTCAGGAGCAACATATCCAATGTAAGCACCCTGAGGTTGATCACACAGAGAGAACGTATCAATATTCAGTACGGTAGAAGTAGAGGAATATGCGCTAGGAAGCGTCTGTGAGGGGTTGTAGGGGTTACTGGCGTAAGTTTCTGTAGCACTATCGAATGCACCACCTTTATGGTTTGCCTGAGCAACTCTGAAGGTGATGGACGCTTCATTGGCAGATGTAGGAGTATTGCCAACGGGACGCATCGTACCCGTTACATTTTCACCGACTTGGAAAGTTCCAGAGACCATGCTGATCTCAAGAAGTTTAGGAATACAGTAGTCAGTGACTGTAACACCGTCAAAGAAAGCATAAACCTGTGTTTGAGGTTTCAGAGAACTCATGTTGAACTCAATATTTCTCGATCTTGCAAACGAGATGAGGTCTCTGCTGACAACTCTGTCTCCAAGAGACTCATTATCGAACTGCTCTGTTATAACTGTTCTTGTACCAGTTCTGGTTGCTACACCAGTATCAAATACTTGTCTTGTATTGTCTCTCAGAGTTGTAGTAGTGGTTTCAAAGAATCTTGTATTACCTCTCTCAAAGTTTCTTCTTTGAATAGCAGTTCTAGTTTCAGATGCAATAACTTCTTCCTGACCAGTCCAGTTATTGATCCAGGAGTTCCAGATGGCAGGAGCAAAACCAGTTTGAGGATCAACATTGAGAGTTCTAGTTGCTCTCTCAAGGGTCTCAGTGAAGTTGCCCTCTGCTTGAACAATATTTGCCTCAAGTCTTACCTGGTCAGTCCAGGAGTCAGAAGCAGGGAGAAGTTCCAGAGCACCAACCCAGAAACCAATAATGAAGGGTGTTACACTTTCAGTTCTAGTTCCAAAGGTTTGCTTCAACCACTCAGCATCAGTATAATCAAGAGTAACAATATCTCCAGTCTTCTTGATATTTGTTCCATCAGGTTCTGTGAAACGTAAGTCACCAGAACCAGTCAGACTTTGAGTAAAGTCAATCTGTGTTGTGTAGTGCTTAGGACGTGCTACTTTATTTCTAAAGTCAACACTATTCTTAAGTTCAACGGACTCTTCCTGTGCTAGGAAAGAAGTGAAGTTGTCTACAAAGAAACCAGACTTGAATCTATTCAGTCCGTTGGCATCAGGTACAAACAAGTTTGCTGTGTTTGTCTCAAGCAATGAGAGTGCTGTGTAGAACTCAAGATTTTTAATTCTATTCTCTAGTTGCTTGATATCAACCATTCTATAACGCTTGTGCTCTAAGAATCTCTTAGAAGCGTCAGTTACATTGTAAAGGTAAGGAGGTAAGGAAATGGTTGCCACCTCAAGAGCATCATCTACTGAGGAGGGTTTTTCGGGGAGTTCAGCAGGAGAACCATACTTGACTTGGAATACACCATCCTTAGTCAGATAAACTCTATCAATTCTACCAAGATAGTAGGAGAAGTCAGTAATGATGCCTTCATCAGAAGCAAGTATATTTTGCGCTGCGTTTCCAGAAACTGTAAACAGTCTTCCTTTGAACTCAAGAGGAGATCTGTCACCTTCAGAAACACTTGTTATATCATTAACCTTGGGACGAATATCAATAATGTCACTGTTTCTTATAAAGTTGACATCTTGGATTTCGGTTCCATAGTCAAAAGTATTGTAAGAATTTACAGTAGTGATATCACCATCATCAGTTGACTGATAATGACCGTTAGAGAAGTAGACAATCAGTTTTCTTTCAGATGGTTCTTCACTATTCTTACGGTTCAGAACACCATAGTCATAGAACTCACCGGTTTGACCGTTGGTAAAGGAATATTTGAACGATACATCTTTGCTTGGAGTATCAAGTGTAGTTACGACCGCTCTGACTCCAGACTCTTCAAATACGACCACCTCACCTTCTTTGAAATTAATTTCATTCTTTGTAAGATATGTAATCTTACTGTCAGATACTTTGGTGCCAACGATGGCACAAGAGTTAGTAGTTTCTCCCTTGATACTTTCCCCAATAACAAGGTCAGAGGTTTTGCCTGTAGGTCCAGAAATATTGGACAGAACCATTGTTGGAGATGTGGGATCAGCATTTGTTGTAGCGGGGTCAGTGGCAACCTCAAATACGCCGTGAATTTCAATGATGTCAGCAACATTCAGAGAGATATGCTCATCCTGAACTCTTGTGCCAAATGGATAGTTGCCAAAGGTAAGTCCATCATTAAGGGTGGTAGAACCAATACCAGACGCACTTCTTATGGACTTATCTACAATAACGGAGTTGACTCTGTTCTTGATTTTAACTTTTGCTTTGGGTTTAATCTTGGTAAGAGTTGTGACAAGAGTCGCCTCATCATCAGTTCCCAAACCAAAGATGTTCAGTTGATTAGATCCAACATTTAACTGAACTTTATCGGATGTCAGTTCTTCAGTTGTACCATCACTTCTAATAAGAGTATATCTTTCGGGAGTGAAGGGTAAGAATGTTTCATTACTTTCTGATGTAACTGTAGCAGAAAGTTGATTGTTAATGATATTGACCTGTTGAGTTTTTCTAATAACCAGTGAGGCATTAGTAAGGTCAACATTTGAAATGTTAGACTTAGGAAGAGCAGTGAAGAGAGTGCTGTCTTCAGCAGTTGCCAGTTCACCACCAATAACTTTCAGGTCACTGATAGTAGCAGCAGAAGTAGGAAGTGCTCCATTAGCAACTCCATCAACAGTCGATACGCCTGTTACAGTGATGGAAGAAGTTGCAACACTTACAACTGATACAAAGGTTGGGTCTTGTGAAAGGTTTCCAGTAAAGGAAAGAACATTACCTGCCTTTATTTGACCTGGAAAGAGGGGGTTAGTGGATCTAATGACAGATGTAAAGTCATTAGCAGCTTGAGTAATAGTAGCAACGCCAACATTAAAGTTAGGTGCTAATACAACGTCAGCAGAGAAGGTTTGAGCAGCACCAACTTCAGCGCCATTTGCACTACCAAATACGGACAGAACGTCGCCAATACCATGAGCAGTAACTGCTACAGCAACTCTAGTGTTCTCAACACCATCGATGATGAAGTTTTCATTAGCAATAAATGAACCAGCAGTTTCATACACAGATAATGCTGTGGTGTTTGCTGCTGCATCTTTCAGGAAAGCAGTAGCACCGCTTTTCTTACCTTTAATGAAGGTAGGAACAGACAGTGTAATAGGTTCGTTTAAAGTTATTTCTGTGACTGTTTGAACGTCAAACAGAGACATACCCCACTGGTTTACATCAGCGTTTGATGCGTTGTATGTACCAGAGTCAAGACTAAAGTCATATACTCTTGCTAAACCAATTTCCTTACCAGCAATAGCAGTTTGACTATCAGCAACTCTAGTGTCTCTAAGACTTAAAACGTATGTATTTCCAATACCGATAGTGGGAGAACCATGAACTCTGTTTAACTCCAGAGTTGCACCAGTCTCGTAGTTTATCTGTTGTTGCTTAAGAGTTTTTGTTGTTCTGGGTTTAGGAACATCAACATATGTGGGAGCAGATGTCTCAACCTCATATCCTTTTACAAATGCTTTACCAGGAGAAAGTTGATATAACGCTAAGTCTTCAGATGGTGTTGAACCACCGTATGTTGTTTGACCTGGGTTGAATACGCCTCTATTTCCTTTATAGTCATTAAGAGACTCTTTTACATTAAGACCAAATGACTTGACATAGTAATCACCTGACTCAGCATAAGTTCTCTTTGCCAGAAGGTCTTGCAGGAATGCGTAGTCTCTAGAAGAATTTCTTGTTCTTAAGACTCCGTTATTTACTGTAGCAAGTTCTACGAAGTTACTGTCATCAAAGTCAGTTACATCTTTCTTAAACAATGATGTGCTTATCTTCAGTCTATCAGCACCGGGCGCACCAAAGTTGTTAAAACCTCCAGCATTGTCATTAAGAGATGGATCTTCACTAGAGTTGACAACACTTTCCTCAATAAGTAAACCAATTCTATATGAAGGTGTATTAGAGTATTGATCTAAGATCAAAGTCTCATCGGAGACTGTTAGGAAAGAACCTTTGGCAAAATAGATGCCGTTATTGATAAAATATGCAGAACCAATCGCTGTCGCATCAGTTTGAACGGTAGAGGCAAAAGGCACCCCAATACCAATAAGGGTATTAGCACTAGAGATAGTCGTGTTTGCAGTCAGAAGTTCACCATCTCTAAAGACGGTCTCTTGATTATCAGTTCCAGAACCTGTATAGTTTAAATATAATGTAACTTGTCCCCTTGTGGACTCATTTGCTTTTACACATTTATCTACTACTGCCCTTACACCAGACTGTTGTCCAGTAATTTCTGCTCCAACAACTTGATCAATATAATCAAGCAGTGGAATACCAAGATATGTGTTCTCAAGAACAACACAACGATAGTTCGTAGAATATGACGTGTTTCCAGGAATAACCTTAGCACCCTCTTTGAAGAAGTGCTGACCAAACTTTTCAACCTGGTTCTGCAGCATAGACTGCAGAGAAGTCAACTCTCTTGCCTGAACCGGATAACCAGGTTTGAATAAGACCTTATAGTACTCCTTGGAAGGATCAAAGTCGTCGAAATATGGAGCGACGTTGAGGTTGGTTTCCTGTGACATAATTCCTTAGAACTGCAAGATAATTTTGATATCTTCTTTTTGACTTGACGAACGTGTGATAGACGGTCTATTATCTACGTAAATGATATTACCCGTATATTTTTCAACTTCAGGTTGGGCGACTCCCTCCGAGAAAGACTGCCCCAGGTAATAAGTACGACTATTTATTTCGGTAGAAATACCCGTAAATGAAGTTTGGATCGCTAAAGTCGCGGAACCACCAACGATATTAAATGAACCACCTGTCTTAATGTCAGTTGTAAAACGGTTCAGTTTGAACCCATATTCTGGTGAGGTGTTTCTAGTTCTGTCAGTATTGAAACCAGCGACGTTTCTGTCTTGCCAATACTTAAGGACACCAGTAACCTCATCATAAGAAACAACTCTACCAACAGCGGTAGAACCAATACCAATAGTTTGTGTAATAAATGCGTCAGCAGTAAATGTAGCAGAACTATATCCTGCCCCAGTCAGTTTCAGAGCATAAGTTGCTGCTGCTTTATCAGTCTCTAAGTTTGTGGTGGTGTTATATGCTTTAGGGTTCTGAACCAAACCAACTCTGGCAATCTCATTGCCTGTGATGAAGTCTGGGTTTTCAGAATCGTTTTCAATTCTAGAATAGATGAGAGCGTTTCTTGCACCCAACTCTCTATAGATGTCAGCACCATGTCCACCTTGAGGAGGAATGATGACATCAAAAACAGGTGAGGTAGTTCCTGTAGGAACACTTCCGGCAACGAGATCAACAGTTCCAAACGTGTATCCAGAACCACCCTTAGAAATAGTTACGGACTCAACTTTAGAATTATTGTTGATGGAGATAGTACACTCCGCTCCGCTTCCATCACCTTGAATGGGAACTCTCGTATAAGTTCTATTAGCAGTTCCTAAACCAACTCCTCTATTTGTAACCTTTACAATCTTAAGTTGACCACTAGTTGCGGCATTACCTCTAACGGCAGAGACATTAGCGTTTGTTGTGCTTGTCCAGTCCTTAGGGACAGGCATAAAGTTTGTAGAGTCAAACTTTACGATATCTCCAGGTGCAATAGTATAAAGATACTTCCAAATATATCCATCACCACTTGTTCCCGCTTCTTTAGGTTCTAAGTCAGTAAATGTTGGTTCATCAAGAGATGCTCTGCCACTTGGGTTCTCTGGGTTGGAACCATTCTGAAGACAAACATAAACTCTAAAATCAGAGTTCATTACATAATAGTTTGCATCGTAAAGAGAAATAGCGTTAGAGGGTTTAGAGGGGTCCTCTGCTCTAACATTGTTTCTATACATGTCATAAGTGGTGCCTGATGCCCAGGTCACTTTTCTGATGACTTGTTTTACGTCATCAGTATCAATTTTCTTAAGAGCGATCATTGTGTCCCAATAATCATTCTCTTCGTTAAAATTATCTCTGGGATCCGGTGGATCACTATCCCAACCTGCAATCACATCCGTTGGGTTAGGCAAACCAACGAACGAGTAGAAAGAGTTGCTAGTTGATGCAACACTAGCAACAAAATCCTTTGCATTTAAAATACGAAGTTGTTCAGTTATAATCGCAGCCATTTGAGCCTAGTTTTTTTACTTATTTATAGGTTATGTTGTAGAGTATCCAATGAACTTCAGAGGTTCAATGCGATTGACAACAGCACCTGTTGTGATGCCAGTTGTACCTTTCAGTGTGTAAGCATTGAATGCTACCGCACTCGATCTTGAACCAAGGTTAATCTTACCCCAAGAGAACTCACCGTAGAACTCAGTAAGTCCTATGCCGCTAATATCACCAAGGTCTTCGACGCTTACAGTGACGTTTTTAACGTATGTAATACCCACACCCGCGACAGCAGTTTGTGCTACGGAAACAGCAGCGACTTCATAAACAGCGTCTAGGAACTGAGTCGTGACACCCAATGCTCCACCTGTCTGATAAAGTGAAGTAACTCCACTACCAACGTTGCTATTTCTGACTGTGAAGTAGTCGCCAACAGCGATGTCGCTTAAGGTCACGGCAGCACCAACAACCTTTGTATCTCTGAGGAAGGAGTCAACGGGAATGAAGAACTGCATCACGAAACCAGTGGATGCGACACCAACTGATGTAGAAGTAAGACCAACAATGTCACCGAAGTCGCCCGCGTAAAGCACTGTGTTATTAGTCTCTCTTGTCACGCTAGGTGCCTCTATAAGGACCTGTGGGATGGATGTTCTGGTATAACCAACACCAGGTGTAGAAACTGTTATAGAAGATACTGTATCGCCTGTCAGGGTTGCTGTAGCGGTTGCGCGAGCGGTGGTTCCAAGACCAACAGGTGTCTCAATAGTGATCGTTGGAGCAGATGTGTAACCTGTTCCGCCAGCACCGATAGTGATAGACTCAACTGTGTTTCCAACAGAAACAACAGCAGTAGCAGATGCACCAACCAAATTATCCTGAGATACAATACTTACAGTCTGAACATTTTTGGTAGTTTGGTTTTCATCATCGGGGTTGAAGAAAGGAATAACACTTTCAACAAAGAGTTGAGTAGAACCAACACCAACAGACTGAATGATATTTGTTCTAGGATTAATGAGTGCCTCATTAAGAACTCTCTTCTTACTAATAATCTTACCGTTGATAACTTTATCAACAGTTTGCTTACACCAGGTTACTGTTCTTGCGTGATCGGGGTTTGGATCAATTCCTCTACCAGAATACGGGTTAGTTTCTACGGTGTCAGAGGAGAATATCCCAGTAACGAGTCTTTCTTCTTGATCAATAGAACCAGGGACCAACTCTTGATCTCCTCTGATGCTCAGCATATCACCATCTTTGATAGTCTCAAGGACATCGCGGAAAGTAACGTCAACATCACCAGAACCCTTGTAGAAGAGAACCTTACACTTATCGCCAGAGAATGTTCCGTTTGCATTGGGACCATTAGGTGCTTCTGAGAAGGAAATAACACTACCACCATCAAAGGAATATGCTTCACCAGGAACCTGCAAGATGTCATTGATGAATACCAAAATGGTTGCCTTGACATCAATGTTAGAACCTACTGCTGCTCTAATTGTTACAGGAGAACCATTTCTCTTAATAGTGAACTGTCTCTTAACTCCATCAAACTCATTCTCAAACTTATCGAGAACTTCCAACTCACCGAAGTGCCATCCAGAGAACTTATCAGAGTCAATTCTATCAACTGTAATTTGGAACTCCTCAAATGTGAAGTTAGTGTCAGTGGGAATACCAGAGGCACCTCCTGTAGCAACAGTTAAGACTTGACCTTGACCATATCCATAACCAAAGTTCTTGATCTCAAAGTCGATGATACTAGAACCCTGTCCAACTACAATATCGATGGTTGCTTCAGTTCCAAGACCAGCAGAGGTGTCACTATAAACCAGAGGGATATTAGAGTAAGACAGAGGTGCATCGAAAATAACGATGGGTTCAGAACCTTGAACATATCCAGAACCAGGGTTGGTGACTGCGATACTTACAATGTGACCATTGCTAATAGCAGCAGTTCCGATAAACTCAATGGCAGGTGTTCCAGTATTTACAGTAGTGACACCAACATTAACGACCTGGTTTGCTCTATAACCAGAACCAGTTCTACCAATAGCGATAGATGTAATGGTTCCAGCAGTAGAAACGACCGCAGTACCACCTGCTGAAACCAGAGGTTGATATCCAAGACCTGCGGTAGAACCAACAGAAACGATGTATCCACCAACAGGTATAGTTGCGTTGTTCGCGTCGTA